CAATAAGTTGATCTCTATTTAAAGCCATCGTTATTTCCTCCTATTAATTACTGAATTCTTTGAAGCTTTACTGCGAACTGTCTATCAGGTAATGTATAAGCAGGAGCTGTTACACCCTGAGGCAGATTCATTTGTGTAAAGTGAGGAACGGCTTGGAAAATAATACCAGTTGTTTCAGGAAGTGTTGATCCAACACCCTCAAGCCATCCTTCATCATTGATAACTACATAATCTCCAGCAGCAATGTCTGGGATTGTGATGACGTCATCAGGACCAGATACAGTATTTCCATAAGTTGTTGTATCATTAGAAGTTGTAGAAGCTGTTCTAAAAGTATTTGTTGTGAAAATATCTCCAACATTAGTCTTTAACAATCTAGGGAAAATCTTACCATCTGACATATCGCTTGCTAACATAGCAAAATCCTTATGGTTTTGACGTCTTTCATCATATAATTTTTCCTCGTTATATACAAGGAACCATTCTTTACCGTCACTTGCTGTTCCGATTCCAGCCTTTCCATTTGCAATATCATACTTTAAAAACTGACCGTTTTCAAGCTGTGCAATAGGAGTACCATCCGCATTCAAAGCAGGAAGTTGACCATAAACCTGGCCAGTATGTGGAGCAGCCATGTGTTGACGTTCTACTTGTCCATAGCCTTTTCTAGTTGCCATATTAAGTAATCCTCCTAATTAATATCTGTTCTTCATAGCGGATTCAACTGCTCTTACCCACTCAGGAGTTGTTGAATCCTAAGTTGCTTTAATATCAAAAGTGGTAACAGGAGTTGCATCCGTGCTTTCTACCTGTTCTTCATTTTCAGAATCAACAACTAAACCAAAATTGACCCTCTTTTCAAAACCAATCAATGCTAATTTAGTCTTAATTTCTTCCAATGAATACTCTGATTTATGTTCTAAAACATCTTTCATATCTTCATCAGAAAGCATATAAAATTCTTTAATAAGGCTGTCCTTTTGCTGATCTTCAATATCTTTCTTAAAAGTTCTCAAAGACTCCACTTCTTTTTCCAAAGCCGCATACTTTGACTGAAGTGCTTCATAGTCAGCTTGAAGAAGTTCAAACTTACCATTCTTCTTTTTATCTTCATCGTCATCTTCTTTAGCTTTGTCATCGCCTTCTGCTTTAGAATCATCTTTCTTATCTTCTCCTTTGTCAGAGTCATCTTCTTTCTCGGGAGCTTTCTCTTTATCATCTTCTTCTTTCTTAAAATCTGAAGGTGCTTTCTCATCTTTTTTCTCTTCTTCTTCTTTCTTACTGAAATCAGAAGGAGTTTCTTCTATTCCATTCACACTTTCACTAGATGAAGACTGATTTTCATTAACTTGATTTTCAACAAACTCTGTTGCAACAGGAATCTCAACAGGATTTGTTAATTCTTCAGTTACCTTTTTCACCGTATTGCCTCCTTCTAAAGCATACTTTAATTCTTCCATCATAGTGAACAGAGTATGCTTAAAATTCTCATCTAGAGAAAAGGTTCTGCTAATCTCGGGCTCTGTCACAGAAGATCCCTCAAAACAAGGCTCGACCTTATCTCCTAAAATACAAAGTTTCTCAAATATTGCGTCATTGATAATAAAAAATTCTATATTCTTCTTTGGATTCATTGTCCACTATCCTTGGATAGTTTTTTTCTCCAATTCCATTGAATGAGGTTTTCCATCATCTTCGAAAACCTTCTTAGCCTCTTCATATTGACCTGTCCATAAATATCCAGTTGTCATTAAATAGGTTCTAATTATAACATTACCAAATCCATCTTCCTACTCAAAATCTTTAAACCAGACTTTAGCATCTGGAGATACAAAACCATAAGGTCTTGTTTTATTCTTAAAATGGACTCCATCAGAATCAATAATAACCTATTCACCATGATCTACAAAGTCTTCTTTCTAAGGCTTATAATAACCTACAATAGGAGCACCCCTTAAGGTCTTTGCCATATCAATAGCAACCTATTTAGAGATATAGCTTCTATTACGATTCTCTCCCAAATAAAAAACTTTAATTTCACAAGAGGACATCAATGGATTAATATCAAGAGGAGTCAAATTAATAAATTCAGGACCTTTTATAGTCGCTACACTTCTATGCGCTAAACTCATTCGATTTCCTCCTTACATACTTTCCCTATTCTTTAATGTCTTATCGCTCTTCTGACTATCTTCTTTTTCGGGGCGGCCGGCGCCTTCCTTCGAGTCACCTGGAGTCTGTCCAGATTTATCCGAGCCTCCGCGGTTTGCTGCAGAACGTTGCTGTAATGCATCCGCGTTCATTGTATTAGAAGTAAGCGGTGGAACGAATACACGAACAAGATCAAGAATATCATTTTCAAAATATGCGTTAGCTAAAACAGAACTTTGAGTCTGACCAAGTGCTACTTGAGGCAACATCTTGTTATAACCCATCTGAGCCTGTTCTTTATATAACTTAGCCATTTCTTTATAATTATAAATGGTTGTTGTTAAAAATTGTGCTTGATAATAGCGTTTCTTAGGAGATCTATTAAAAGGTTCTAGCATTAAATTTAAGAATGATTCAAATTGAACCAATAAATTATACATAGAAGCTTCATCATTTAAAATAGAGTTATTTAAAGCGGTATTACTATCACTATTAAATAACGGCTGCGCAGTACCGAACTCGTTAAACACTGTTCTCTCAACTTTTTCAAGTTCATCCATAGTAGTAGTTGTACCTCGATCTGACATATCTGCCACATCGACGTCCGCAAATGTAGTTAAGACATCTATTCCTATAGCTCTTGATAACATTCTAACTGAATTATTATGGATTTCTGCGACTTCGTCTAAATCAAAAATTAAATCTCCATTCTTATCTAAAGGCATTTTTTGAACAATGATTTTCATTAACTTCTGTGCCATCTTTCTACGATCTAGCTCTTGTGCAAAATCTAGATCAATGATCGCAGGGATCGCCGCAATAAGCACAGGATAGTCCTCATCATTCATGTTAAACTTAATAGTACTCTTAGGATCTAATAAGTACCATCCAGGAGAATCTCCAGGGAAAGTAGGTATCAATTTACCCTTTCGATATAGTCTATATCCTTTCTTAAACTCAGGTGGGAAGATATTTAAGATTGCCTAACGTTGTTGTTCACTATGAAAATAATCATCAAAATATCTCATATTAAACTATACTACAGGTCTATTGTCAATCTTATAACGAGTTCTACAATATCTAATAGGAAGCTACTGAACCGTCATCTTATTAGGTCTAGGAATTAAATAACCGTAATAACAGCCATTACGAATAACTTTTAAAGCAACCTAACCACAAAAGCGTTTTACTTCAAATGCTTCAAAATATCTCAACACTTTAAAGAAATCCGCAAAGGTTTTCTTTCGAGCTTTATTATCTGCATCTGATTCAGGTTCAGGTTCTCCGAGCTAATTTAATCCACCATTTTGATCTAATAGACCTTCACAATTCTAAATATAAGGAGTAATAAACCAGTCGTACTTATAAAGGTATGCCATATACCTACATACACGAGAATAGATACCGCTTGTTCTAAAAAAGAAATTAGAAATCTCACGCATCTTCTCAACGTCACCTCTACTAATAGCCTACATGACGGTTTTCTTATCTCCAAGAGTAGGATTGATTCTTTTAAATTCTCCAATATCTAAAATTGCATCCTATATTATTTTCGGTCCCACTCTAAGTTTTGTAAAATCTAAAGAAGGATAATAACCATTGGTGCCTTCTAGTTGTTGTCTTTTAATCTATTCTCTTCTGTTTATCAAAGAAGTCACCTTAACCTTTCTTTCTTTTGTCAAAAAATATCTGCTTTGTTCATAATATAATCATATGAAATTAAACTTTCATCCCAATAAGGAATTAAAATCAATTTAATATTATGCTTCTTACAATACTATCTCTTTTGCATATCATAATACTGTTGTTTACTTAACCCAGAAGCTCCTCCAAAGATACTTTTTGCTTTATAATGTTGAATTCCTTGATACTAGATCAAAAATTCTAACTCATCATTATCATCAAAGACAGCAAAATCAAACCTTAAGGCATGACCTCCCTGTCCAATCAAATCGGGAAAACTATACTCTTCTTTAAAGTTAAGGCCAGCTCTTTGTAAAATTTCTTCAATTTTAATTTCCGCTCGTGAACTTCTCATAAAAATATAATTTCTCCTTTCTATTTATACATTTATATTTTAAAAAATATATTTTTTATTTTTGTAAAAATGTCCTCTTCTATCAAGAAAATAAAAAAAGTTTACTTACATCTCTTCCTTGTTTTTTCTTTTTTCTATCTTCTTCTTGTTTTATATAATATAAACCATAAACAAAAGAAGAAAATTTATCCTTTTTGATACTTCTATTCTCTTGTTTCAAAATAATATTAACACCTTCATTATCTTCTACAAGATTCAACATTTGTTCTCTTAAGATAGTTGTTAAAACAAAAGGTCTTAAATAATCATTTCTCTTGTCTACGGTCATATTTTGCCCAACTTTAGTTTCCATTAACTTTGCCTTTGCCTAAGCCTAATCAATTAAAAACTTAATTTTCCCACTAGACATTTGGGCTTGAGCGTATGAATATGCCTAAGTATTAATAGGAGCATTAGCCTTAATTTGATATATAGCATCTTTTTCTGCATCTAAAACTCCTTTAAAATATTTTTTATAAACTCCCTATTCATCATTCTAAACACCAAAAGGAGGTAAATAATCCCCCTATGGAGTTTCTTGTCCTTTTACCATAAAATCCATCAGACCCATACCTAAACCATTAGCGTCAATAGCGATAGATCTAGCTTTATATTTATAATATAATTGTTTTATATTTATAGCTTGCTACTAAAAGTGCTATGCTTCATAAGTATATATATTAACTAAAGATTTTATAGCAGCTCCTTGCGGTTGCGGCGTTACTTTAAATATTGTAGCCTAGGTAGTACATCCAATGCGGCCTACGTCAACGCCAATAACGTAATAGGCATTTTTACTAGAGCGCCCGCTATACTCATCTTCGGGCTGCCGCAATATTCGATACTTATCAAACTTTTCTGCTGAAAAGAAAGCGTTCTCCGCATCTCCTGACCATTTACTTCGATACTATCTGTCAAATGAATCCTCATTAAAAGTACCAGACATTTTTAATTGTTCAACGAAATCCGAATCTAATAAGCCTTCTACAATGGGTGTTTCAAATGTTCCTCCCATTATCATATATTGATCTGGCTATATTAAACTACGAATTAAAAGCTAAATTAATTTATCGTAAGCAAAACTATTTTTCCAACCCGCCGTTGTAATATATATTTGAAATTTATTTACAATCTCTTTATCA